GTAGTTCTCACAACCCACCGCCACGGCGATCTTGATCGCCTCTTTTTGATACCAAGTGTGGTCGAGATCAGCCGGGTGTTTGATGAAGTCCTCAACGGTCATGCAGGCTCGAGCACCGTCGGTCTTAGGCACCTTGTTATTGTTCTTGATATAACGTATCGGCTCCAGCGCGGGGTCGTTAGATTGATACCACCGCACCACGCGACCCAAGTACTGACCGGCCTGAGCGCCGCCGCCCGTGACGTTACGCGCTGAGATGAAGTCTCTGAACGGCGCAGCGTGTATCGTGTCGAGCAGCGGCGTGCCTCGCGCTAACCATTGCCCCACAGCGTCTGAGCAGACCTGCGCAGTGGGGTTTTTCTTGAGCGACAACGGTGCGTAAATACCTTTAACCTTTAGCGATCGGTCCGGTTTGACGGCGATGTAGTTGTTAACATCTTTCATCGCCAGCACGCGGTAGGGTGTAAACTCAAAAGCAAACTTAGAAATTTCACCGTACCGACGCACCACCTTTTGAATAGTGTCCTCGAGCGCGGCCGGATACCGAATCGCGATACCGTCGGTGTTGGCGGAAAGCGTGGTCGCCCCAGCCAGCTCAAGCCACTCAATCAACATGAGCAGGGTGAACTGCCCAGTCAGCGTCACAGCGAGCATCAAGTCCGGCGAGTACAGCACCGAGTAACGGCTGGCGAGCTTGCCAAATGTGCCGTTCAAAGAAATCTTGAGCGTAGCATCCGTGGTCTTATCACCAGAACGTTTGGCCTCCAACCGCCGTTCGTAAATTTTACGATACTCGCGGACGAAGTCCTCACCCAGTCCGGCAGGCACAAAACCGCACTCAAGGATGATGCTGGGGTAGAAGCTAGCAGCGTCAATGTCACAGATGACGTCGGCCCCAGCGACGTAACACACTTTTCGGTCGTGAACACTATGTATACCCCCCACGCCGAGCTGATACTCGCCGGTGCCGAACGGTATAGTGCGCTCGCCCAGGAAGTCCGGTAGCACCACATGCCCGGTGTTCTGGTTCATGATGAACGTGTGCTCAGCCACCCGGTCAAGCAGCCCCTGCAACTGCGCGTCCTGAAACCGCAAAAAGCTCGGCGGCGTATAACGCACCGTACGGGGGATTTCGTTCTCCCGTCGCTGAAGGCGCATGCTGGTGATGTACGCCTGCTCGGCCATCTGAGAATCAGACTTGCTGCGCATGTCGACGCCGTAACGCCGGCTCATCTCCACCCGTAGCAGGACCTCTTTTTCAAGCTGCCGCAGTAGTTCGGCCGTGGTCTCAACGTCGTTGTGGCAGTACTCGAGCAGTGTGGCTTCCTGCTCGGGGCGTATGAGTTCGGCATGATGAATGGGTAGGTCTTGAAGGCGAGGCATGTGCATGCGAGCGCCGTAGGCTTTTAACCCCACAAACGAAGGAGCCACCTCGATCAGGTCGATCGAATCAAAACGCAACTCGGGCAGCATGTACTTACGCATCGCGGCCCAGGGCGCTAGGCGGTTACCGATGATATCATCCGCGATGCGTTTGATTTCGGCCTCCGTGCGGGTGTTGCAGAACGCCGCCACGATGATATTGTCAAACTCCCGCGAGTTGAACCCTACGAAAGTGCCCCCGGAGGTGAGCAGCTTCTTCAGCCGCTCAGGAGCCTCCGGCTCGTGACGCCATAGGTCAAACCACTCGCCGGTGTCTACGTTCTTGGCGCAGAACAACGTGCGGTTGCGGTAAGTTTCGGTATCAAACACCCAGGTGCTCATCTGTCTTGATTAGTGTAGCCGGAGGTCGGTTCAGCACCGTCGGACTGCTCAGTGTGGCGAGCGATCTCGATGTATTTCTCAAGAAAGTGCTGTGCCTTGAGCAGGTCCGTGAGACCGTTCTTACGCTTCCAACGCGTCACATATTTAGTGATCTGACCCTGAAAATAGTCAAGGTCGTTAGCGACGACGTAGTCCCAGTGCTGAATGCCGGAGCGGTAATGCGAGCCGGCGACTTGCTTTTCGTTAGCACTCATAACGTAACCCCTTGATGATGTTGAAAAGGTCAAGCTCACGACCCGACAGGATAAACTCATGCGCGTACGCAACGTAACGATCGTGAACCTCGAGCATCCGCCGGTTGCCGAGCTGCACCTCACGTAGGCAGAACACCGCCCCATGGGCTATGTCGGCGAGCTTGAGCGTGCGCTGATCGCAGGCGTTGAGCTCGGGGTACACGATGCCCGCATCGAGCATTAGCCGCCGCTCGAGTTTATCAACCTGATCGCCTATGCCGTATTCGCGTTTGGCTGGCGAGGGGATGTCGCCCGTATACTGCTCGGCGAGGTCATGAAACAACGCAGCCAGGAGCAACTGACGACTGGCGTCCGGGTTTAGCAGCAGAGCGAAGCACGCAACACCATGCGAATGGTGACCGACGGTTTCAGTTTGCAGGGTCGTGAGCGTGTGAAAGCGTTTGACTTCGCTTCCGTTGATGATGAACTGAAGGGTTTTTCTCATGTCAGAGTTCTCAAGTTAAAAGTTATAAAGCTAGAACGGTAAAGTATAGGCCACATTTGTTGAAACGCAAAATTAGCGCTTGCGAGCTGCTTCGCGCCGCTCAACCCAGTCCATGGTTGCGCTACGCCAATCGGTAGCCCGAACCGAAGCGGCCTCCACCCGGCCCGTTTCCCCTGCCCGGCGAGCCGCACTGACCATAGCCATCGGGCGGGCGACTTCGCTCAGGAAAGTGTTACGGTAAGGGTTGTTAGCCAGCGGGTCGGTGCAAAACCACTCACACTCGTACAGGAACAGTTGTGGGTCGGGCTCGGTCATCAACGCACGCGGCGTAACCATCCCCCGCCAGTACCGATCAAATTCACTCGCCTGAGGCGGGAGGCTGATATACTGGTCGGCTTTGTACAGGTGGGTGTAGAGGTGCATGTTGGCGCTGACCTGCCGGTAGATCCCGAGCGGCACTCCGAGCGCCGTGGCGATGAACTCCTGCAGCACGCTAAAATGCACCGCGTTAGCACCCAACGCACCCCACCAGATATCATTGCTACGGTTCAACACGGTCATGTCGAGTCGGCCGGCTTGGGTTTCAAAGATGATCTGCGTGTTGCAGGCTTTGTCTTTGGTGGTCTTGGTGAGATCGGCCGGGTCCCAGATCTGCACCACCGCCTGACGGCTCTGGGGGTCGCGACGTAACACGTCTATCACCGCGAGCAGTTGATCAAAACCGAAGTGCCGACGCCAGCGGTAACCGTACGCAGCGTTAAACGTCACGCCGTCATCGCTATACTGCCTGATGCGACTGTTGAACCGCTCAAGAAACGCGACGTCGTTGCGCCCCGCGAGCATCCAAATCGACTCCAGCAGGTGAAATATCGGGTTGGCGTCACGCCCCTCATGAAACAACACCCGCTCCTGAGGTTTGAGGTAAGTGATGATAAAAGTGTCTGTGAACGTAATAGCGGGTCCGTTACGCGTATTGCGCAGGTGCGTAGGATACGTGCGGAGCTTCCAGAATACCTCCGCGAACGCTTCGTTGACGTTGGTGGCTGTGATTGTATAGGACATGATCTTAGAACGCCTTCTCGGGTTTGTATCGGGTCTTGGGGACGCCTTCGCCCAGCACAGTGCGAGCGTACTTGCTGTACTCGCACATGACGTTCTGCACGTCGTGTAGGGTGAGGTCGGTAATGTCGAGCTTTGTTTTGATCGCTTCGTTCAGTTCGATGAGCTTTTTGTTGAACTGCGCCGGGTTCCACACCGCGAAAGGCTTACGCCCGGTCAGGTAGTTCAATCCTCTCAAGCTACCCGGCCCTATGGGAGCGTAGGTGTAGAGATCCAACGCAGTGCCCAGGTGCTCATCCGAGTAGGTCAAGTCGGCGGCCACCTGCCCAGCCATGAAGGTGCTGATGCCAAAACTACCGGCGAGCAGGTTCACAAACTTCTCAATGCTCGGCTTGGCGTAACTGAGCTCTTCCTCAATCGGCTCCTGCAGCTGCGCGGCTGGCTGAATAATATGCCGAGCGATGGCGAGGCTTTTCAAACCGTCGGGGTCTTTCTTAGTGGGGTAAACCATATACGCCCCGCTGTAAATCTTATCAACTTTGCTGCGATAGTCCTCAACCACTCGGCTGAACGCCTCGGGTGAGAAGTCACGCGGCGCGACGGGCAACTGCTTCTCGTAGATCAACGTGAGCAGCGTTGGCGGCCAGTTGATGAGCCGAGCGATGAGCAACGTGAACCACAGGTCAGGGCGGTGCTCATCGGGTTGGATCAAATACCTGATGATCCAGCGGGAAACGCGGTCATCCCGGCGACGAATGTTCGTGAACTTGTAATCGCGCAGGACAGGGTCCTCGGTAAACGGAGGAGCCACACCGCTGCTATAAGCGATGTTGACTACTTCGCGTTCCCATACGAAGTAGAGCAACCCGTCAACCGAGGCGACCTGCTCAACGGTGGTGGGGCGCGGGTAGGGACATTCTTCAATCATGCTTCAAACTCCTCAATTATGCTCATGAGTTGCGGATGCGGGTCGGTGTAGTCGATGAGCCGCACGTCATAGCCCGCTGCGCGGAGGTTTTTATAACAGTTCACCACCGAATCGAACTTATCAACAAGGTTCTTCGGGTTAAATGGTTTCTCATTACCGGCGGTCAGGCGACGCTGCTTGACGCGCTCTATGCACAACTCGAGCGGGGTGTTCAGGAAAGCGTACACGTCACAGCCCGTGGGGTGAACGGCCTGGGTTACGGCTCCGCCGAGCCCACTCGCTGAGACCAACGCCCCTTCATAGAGCACGTGGCCTAGCGGGTGGGCACGGAGGATCTTCTCGGCTATCTCAGCCTGGGTCTTGATGGCGTCCGTACCGCCGCAGGTGTTATCGTACTTGCCGATCACATACACCGGCCGTTTCAGCTGGGTAGGAGCGACCCGATAACCGGCGATTCGCGCTCCGCTCATCAATGTGTCGTTCGGGTAGGAAAAGAATTGACGCACGGCGGTGGTCTTACCCGACCCAAAGGTGCCCGCCACACGCAGTATCACGTTACGCATGTTCTCAGTTCTCCGTTATAGAAAGTGTTCCGCTCGGTAGGGTTGCCCCTGCTCGGGAAATATACCTGCTTTTTCCCGCAAAGACAAGCGCTCCGTTTCACATTCAGCGCGCAACCAATCTGGTAGGTTCAAGCTCCTGATGTCTTTGAACACTCCGGTGAACTCGCTCAGACCACGAGCATCCGCCCACTCGATCCGTTCCCAGGCCATATCGGCGTAAACACCGGGGTAACGTCGTCCGAAGAAATGATTCTTGAACGTACAGAGGTTACTCTCCAACGTGAAGAATGAGGCGTTGGGCGTGTCGTAGTTGGCTTCCGTAAAGTCAAATAGTACGTTGTCAGCCTCACGGCTCAGCCAGTTACACATCCCTTCAAAGTTAAAATAATTGCCGTCAAAATCATTGTTAGCGCGTTTATCCCAGACCAGTTGGTCATGCCCGGTGAGGAACAACATACCGTTGCGATGTGAACGAGAACCAGATTTATCACTAAAAAGCAGATCATCACAGTCGGCTCCGTATCCGTTCAGGTGGACGTACTCCAGGTAACTGAACGATGATAACCGACCGAACGAGAAGTAGTGGTTGCGTACAAGTTTCCACAACTCGGCGTAGGTCTTTCCGGTGAGCATCGCGAACTGCGAGCCGCCGTGTTCGGCCACCAAGTTGGCGTAGGTCTTTATGGCTTCAACGGTGTCGGCTTTTTGATACCGTCGGTCGGTGTCGTACTGCAGCCGGTCCCACTCCGCGTTGAACCACTCGCTGAATTGTGTTAGAGCCGCGCCGGGCGGCGGAACACCGGGCAGCCGGGAAGCCAGTCTGAGAGAAGTAATGGGGTTTTGAGTGAGACCGTTCAAAAAGGCAAACCAGAGCTTCTGCTCATGGTCCCAGCCGTAACGCTGCGCCAGTTCGGGCATGTACAAGTACACCAACCCCGGCATGATTCCGTAAGTCAGGTTCAGACCGTAGAGCTTATCAAAGTACTCGCGACGGTTTTCCGGCAATCGGTAATCTTTAACGCTCACTGCACACTCCTCAGGTAGTAGGGTTCGATGACTTTGGGGTTGGGCGCGGAGCCTACAATCCAGAAACCCCAAGAGTCGTCCTGCGGGATGAACCGACGCTCGCGCTGCCAGCGCCAGATCTTGGCTTCGTAGGTGGGGTGAAACTCGATGCTGCTAAACCGCTCGCCCTTGAACTTATCGCTATACCGACTGTACCCCGTGGTGTGGAGGCTGTGATGCTGCCACGCGAACGGCAGGTTCGTAACGTCGATGCCGATTTTCTGCATACGCTCGCGTACCCAGGTGTGTTTTTCGGGGCCGATACCGATCGTGATAAGACGCTTGAGGTTGTGCGGTCTGCGGCTCAACCCCAGCAGCACGCTGCAGAGGCTGTTGCACGACCCGGCGGGCATGACTAGGTTCTCAACCGAGTCGGGAAGGTTTTCAACCTGCCGAGCGCCGACCTCATGAAACTTACGCACGTCGTCGGCCGGGTAGCGCTCATGGGGTACGGTGATACCATACTCAACGACCAGCGACTTCTCCTGCGTCAGGTCGGCCACCCGGCGCTGAATGATCGGGTTGTACGGACCGTTGGTGTACTCAAACTCAGCGCCGAACCCGTAGGCTATACGCGGGTTTTCATGGCTCAAGACTGTCTCCGGCTTACTGTATACCACCTGACGAGCGCGGAGTCCGTAATGTGCACCCACTATAGCGGACATGCTCAGCTGGGGGGACTGAATGCTCGCGCCGGTGACGATGTGCGTCTTACCTTCGCGGTACCGATTCACGTACCAAATCAGCTGCCGCATCTTTGACCCGTTAGGGCCGCCGTAACCGAGCGGAGCAAAGTAGTCATCGCGTTTGAACCAGATACCGTCGTGGTTCTCCCACGGGGTGAACGCCCCGAGGTACGCCTCCCACTGTATCTGATCGCGGTTCAGGGCGAACTGCGGAAACACGCTGCTCATATCAGGTTCCATCCGAAGTTAAACAGCAGATTAAGAATACGCAAACCCAACCCCAGCAGCACCGACCCGCTAAGGAGCAAGATCACCCAGCTCAAGATCCACAAGAGGAAATAAACATTTTCACGCGACATTTCTAAGCTCCTTAGCGGTTAGTTGATACCGACGGCCGTTCATCTCGGCCACGGCGGCTTCGCCACGTTTGGCGGCTTCGTACAGTTTGCGGGTCAGGCGGTCTTGCTGCCCGCTGCTCATCCAGTCAGGGTGCTGCTTCCACATCTGATGAGCATTGGGCCAAGTCTCCATAGTGTCCAAGCAGCGGATTTCACGGGACAGTTTAAGCGTATCGCGCATGGCCTCTCGCTTGAGCGGCTGCTCGGTCTTGCGTGCCGGGGGGCGCTGGTTCAAGACTTTACTATGCGAGGCGGCCTGCAACGACTCCCACAGCTCAGAGCAGCGCTTGATGGCTGTGGGTCGGTCGCTGAACCGACGGACGGGACGCTCGGCATACTGATTGTAGAACGCGATGAGCGCCGGGGTGGTGAGTTCGTTAAAATTCATCATGGTCGTGGGTCCTATCAAAAGGGGGCTTCTTCAAAATCTTCAACACTCGGGGGTGACTTGGGGGTGCGCACGGCTTTGACTTGCGAGATGTGGAGGATGACCCACTGCGGAAACGGCCAGTTGGTCTCTTGATTGATGAGCCGCACTGAACATCCCCCGTCAGCATGAATCGCCTCCAGCACACCCAGGCCTGAAGGCGTCATCACACGATCGCCTTGTTGATGGTAACGCATCGTTCAAACCCCCTCAACAACGTACTCAGCGTCCAGCGGTGCGTCGATAGCCGCGAGGTAGTCCTCGACGGCGTCTTGCTGCGTCGCGCCGTGGCCAATCGGGTCACCGGGCTCGTAATCCGGGCTAGCCGCCGACCAGTCAAAACAGCGCACCGGAATAGGAGCTAAGCGAAATGATACGTGGATTTTAATCACGGCGAAACCTCTTACTCAACATGTGCTGAACCTCGGTTCGGATCTCTTCGTCTTCGGCCCAGGTGGCTTTGGCGGCTAGCTCGGGGGACAGCTGGCCGTCCTCATCAAGCACGTGCCACTCGCAGTCAAACCAGCCGTGGTAGTCAAGATCGCTGGCGGCATCGCGGTTAAACGTGCCGCGTACGCTCTCGTAGGACAACACGCCGATGATGCACGGAACACCGCCGATGCGGTGCTCGAACGTGAGGAGGTACTTGTCCGGGGTGGTCATTTGAGTTACTCCTCGACGGTGACTTGGAGTTTGGCTTCCTCAATCGCGTGCTTCAGAGGCCACATAGCT